GTGTTTTATCCCTCCGAAAGACTAATGAAAGGCGGTTCGATGTTATGGATTGGAAACAGAAAATAACAAAACAGACACAACAAATCGGAACATATCGTCCCGCGTTTGACATACCGATTGAGATATTGGCGGACTTACTGACGCAAAGGGACAAGGCGAAAGAACAATGGATTTCCGAAGGTGCGATTCCTGTTGTCGAACTTACCAACAAGGCAACGGCAACGCACCCGTGTTTGAAATTAGTAATGGATTGCGAGGCGGCGGCATTGCCTTACTTACGCGAATTAGGGTTGACGGCATCAGGTTACAAACGAATCAAGGGCGATTCGAACGAGGCACCGAAAGAATGTGTCCTTGACGATCTGAAAAGCCGATTCAAGGTCGGGTAATCGTGAAAGGCTATACCGAACCCAGAATCTACACGCCGCCGTTGCGTGAACTTACTTCCGAAACATCGCTTGGATATGCCGCCATTGCGTATGCAAAGGAAGTATTGGGGGAAACCCTTTATCCGTGGCAAGAATGGGCATTGATTCACGGGTTGGAAATAATCGGAGACTTGGAAACGGAATGGAAGTTCCGGTTCCGAATAGTCGTGTATATGGTTTCAAGACAGAACGGAAAGACGGTGTTGTCGAAAGACACGGCGTCTTTTTTTATGAACGTTCTGAATGTGGAATCGATCTTCGGAACGTCGTTGTCATTGGACAAAGCGGAAGAAGTTTGGGAGGCGGTCGTCGCCGACCAAGAATCAATCCCCGCATTGTCACAGGACTTGCAAAAGGTCGCAAGGACGAACGGTTCCAAAAAATTAGTTCTGACAGGCAATCGCAGTTACAAGGTCGGCGCACCGACAAGACGTGCGGGACGTGGAGATTCTAACGACTTGGTAATGCTCGACGAGGTCAGAGAACAAAGGGATTGGGAAACTTGGTCTGCGGCGGTTGCATCTACCAACGCAAAACCAAACGGAATGGTAATCGGTTACTCGAACGCGGGTGACCCCGATTCCGTGGTTCTGCGTCAGTTGCGGTCGCAAGCAATGGAAAGGATAAACGGAACAAAGGCAAAGGATTTCGGTGGAGACGTTGACGCGGATTCGCTCGGTTGGTTCGAATGGTCGGCACCTGATAAGGCGGCAATGGACGATTTGGACGCATTGGCACAGGCAAACCCCGCGTTGGGTTACGGAAGATTGACCGAACGTGCGTTGATTTCCAACCGTGAAACATTCCCCGAAATGAAGTTCCGTTCTGAATGTATGTGTCAACAGGTCGAAACGATATTGCCCGAACCCTTCCCCGACGGGGCGTGGGTCGGCGGAATTGATGAACATTCATTCATCAGGGAAGATTCCGAGTTGGTTTTCGGAATCGACTTATCACAGGACAGGAAATACACAACGATTGCCGTTTGCGGTCTGCGTGACGACGGGAATTACCACGTCGAGGTCGTCGAACGGCGAATGGGGACGGAATGGGCGGTCGATTGGTTCAAACAACGTGCGCCAAAGTACGGAAATATGAAATTGGCGTTCCAAGAAAGGGGCGCACCCGTTAGCGGTCTTGGAGAAATGATTTGCACCGTTGCGGGCGTTGAAAGAATGGCACAGGGCGGTTCCGATCTGACGTCAGGTTGGGACAGGTTCTACGATGCCGTCGCCGCGTGTGCGCCTGACAATGCAAGGGGCGGAATCAAGGTGTTTCACCTTCCGCAACCCGTCCTCGACGCACCAGGTCGGACGTGCCAAATGCGAAATCTTGGCGGCGGCGTAATGCTACCAAACAGAATCAAGTCACCCGACGACGTCGCACCGCTTATGGCTTGCGCAATGGCGTTCGCGGGTTCAACGATGATTAACAAAAAAGAAGAAAAGAAGATTCACGATTCCGTTTATGCACAGGGGGCGTCAATCTTCTTTGTTTAAAAGGAGGGCGAAAAAGTGCCAAGCATAATGGAAAGGTGGCGTTTGCTCAAAAAACCGTCTGTCGTGAATGTCACGATTTCGGGCGACGCATCGACACAGGTTTTGAACCTGTCGGCGCGGGAACTTTACCAGACACAGGACAATTTGCAAGCGGTCGTAAACTTCCTTTCGAATTCCATTGCGCAGTTGCCGTTGAAGGTCTACGCAAGGGACGGAGAAACGGAACGCAGACGCGATCGAGATTCAATCGCGGCAAAACTTCTTTGGCGACCGAATGACGACCAAACCGAATTCGAGTTCATACGCGGTCTAATGGTCGAGTATTTCGTTTTCGGTTCTGTCTATGTTTGGGTAACACCTGACATCAATTCCGATTCCGGTTATCAGTTGCGAATCATTCCGTCAGAATGGATTGTCAAAGTCGACGGCAACGCATACGCACCCGACATCATCAGGGTTTGTTCGAGGAACGGCGGAACGGCGTTTGATATTCCAAAGGCAGAGTTCGTACAGTTCAAGACGTATTCTGCGGGCAATCCGTCGGGTTATCTTTCCCCGATTTCCGCATTGCGTCAGACATTATGCGAACAGGTCGAGGCGGGCAAGTTCCGTCGTCAGTTGTGGCGTTCATCGGGAAGGCTTAACGCACAGATAATCAGACCGAAGGACGTTGCGCCGTGGGACGACGAGGCGCGAAAGAAGTTCGCAACGGCATTCCGCGAGGCTTGGGGTGCGGGCGGTTCCAAAGCGGGTTCAATACCGATTATGGAGGACGGAATGGAAATCAAGCCGTTCTCGACTTCGTTTAAGGAATCCGAGTGGGCGCAGTCCGTCAAACTGTCCCGCGAATCCGTCGCGGCGGCATACGGCGTCAACCCGTCGTTGATTTGGCATAGTGACACGCAGACTTACGCAAGCGCGAAAGACAATGCCCGTGCGTTATATGCCGATTGTTTGGGTTCTGTTCTCCAAATGTTGCAACAGAGAATAAATACCTTCCTGATTCCGAAGGTTGACCCGACACCGAATCTGTATGTCGAATTCGACCTGACGGAGAAATTGAAAGGTTCGTTCGAGGAAAGGGCGTCAATATTACAGACTTCCGTTGGTGCGCCGTGGTTGACAAGGAACGAGGCGCGAACAGATATGAACTTACCGCCAATCGAGGGCGGCGACGATCTGATAACGCCTTTGAATGTCGCAACAAACGGCGTCGCAAATCCCGACACCGATTACGACTACGACGGCATCGACAATCAGGCAAAATCAGGAACGCACAGAATCACGCCTGTTTGCGCTTGCAAGGATTGCAAGGATAACGACATCAAAATAAAAGGGAAAAGCGCACAGAACGAAAATGACGCGGTCACAGACGTATTTGTGAAGTTCTTTGAACGTCAGTTCCGTTCAATCGCACCGAAAATCAATTCGGGAAAAGACTTTTGGGACGAAAAACGTTGGAACAAGGAACTTGCCGACGACTTGACGCCCGTATTGCAGAAAATCGCAGATGCACACGGAAACGAGGCATCAGAAACCCTTGATTCCGTCTACATTCCCGAACTTACGGAAAAGTATATTCGCAAGACTGCGGAGAACCGCGCAAAGAACGTCAATGCGCAGACGTTAAACCGAATCGAAAAGGCGTTGGCATCAGGCGCAAAGGCGGCAAAGCCGAAGAAACCGGAAATCGACGAGGACGACGAGGACGAGGAAACAGACCTTGACATCGTCGGACACGTTTACGAGGTCAGGGAGAACACGGCGGACACGTTGGGACGTTCTGCGGCAACGGCAATCGCATCTTGGGCGGCGATCGAGGCAACGCACCAAGCAATTTCCAATTCCGCGCCGCGTGTAGTCGGAAAGATTGTCGAAAAAGAATGGATAACGGGTGACAACCCGCGTCCGTCACATTTGGCAATGAACGGCGAACGTGTCCCGATAGATGCGGATTTTTCGAACGGGCAGCATTGGGTCGGCGACGACACGGGAGACCCCGACGAATCGTGCGGTTGTAATTGTTCGATTCAAGTTGTTATTTCACGGAGGTAATACAGAAATGAAAACAAAAGAATTCGGCGTCAAGTACAAGGACGAGGGAAACGGAAGTTTGGAAGGTTACGCATCGACTTGGATTCGTGAACCTGATTCCTACGGTGACATCGTCAAAGAGGGCGCATTCACAAACACGTTGAAAGAACGTTGGAACGGCGGTGAAAAAATCCCGCTTTTATGGTCGCACAAAATGGACGACCTTTCGTCATACATCGGCATTGCAAAAGCCGACGAGGACGAAAAGGGTTTGCATTTTGTCGCAGAGTTCGACGGAACGGACGAGGCACAGAGGGTCAGAGGTCTATACAAGGACGGCAGACTTTCCAAGTTCTCATTTGCTTATGACGTAAAGGACGCGGCAATCATCGAGTTAGACGACGGCAGACAGGCAAACGAACTGCGCGAACTTGACCTGTTCGAAATATCTTGTGTCTGCGTTCCCGCAAATGACGACGCGGGCGTTGTCGGTGTGAAGTCCGTTGAACCAGAACAGAAATCAGGACGCAGAAACAGTCAGAAAGACGCCGACACGATCAAAAAGGCGATTGACGGCATCGAGGAAAACATCAAGTCGTTGAAATCCTTATTGGAGGACAACGCCGATGATACAGAGAAAGACGACAAACCCGAAACAGAGGTCGAACCGGAAGTCAACGAGGCATCGGAGGAACAGACGGACAACGGCAATGCAAAGAGGGCGTCCGACCTTCTCGAAAAAATAAATCAGTTCAAGGAGGATTCAACAAATGAATCTTAAAGACAGATTGTCACAGGCAAAATCCGAACTGACAGAACTTGAACCCTTAATCAAGGAGAACGACGTCGAGGCAATCGACAAGGGCGAAGTTCTCGTCAAGGAGATTTCAGACCTTGAATCACAGATTGAGAAAGCGGAAAAGGCGGCATCAATTCTTGATTCTATCGGCAAGACCGAAGAAACCAACAAAGACATTACGGAGGGAAAGAAAATGTCAACGATCGAAGAATTCACAAGCAAGTGCGCAGAAATGACAGACAAGAAGTCAGGCGTCAGGACACATTTTGAAAAGGCATACAATAGCGTAATCACCGCACCGCAGATTGCGGACGTTGACCGTTCTATTGCGCCTGTTGGAACGAGGGTTTCCGCATCTTCCCTTTTTACCGAGGCACAGATAAGCGGTAACGCAATTACATATTTCCTTGAAGGTGCATTTGAGACATACAATAATGCGGGCATCGGCACAACCGCACAGAATAACAAGAAACCCCAGGTTTCAACATCATTCGCACCCACAACCCTTGCTCTTTCCAAGATTGCCGCTTGGGTTAAGGAAACAGACGAAATCCTTGTTGATGCGCCTTTCCTTGCAACCGAGGTTCAGAACACCCTGATGCACCAGTTAGGCAAGGCAGAAGATAACTATGTTATCAACGCC